TTCTCTAGCTCTAGCTCTTGAAATTCCCTTAGAGCCTGACTTAAAATCTTCTCATTAATATTTTCTTGTATAATGGTAGAATTTTTAAGCTCTACCACTGAAATAAATGTTATCTGTTTCATTAATTACCTCCTTTACCTTTCTCTAATACTCGCACCATTTTCCATTCGTGCCTACAGTGGTTAACCGCCTCATTACCATCGAAATACCATCCGCCTGTATGCTTATGCACATCATAGCCGAAAATGGTACTCATGACCTGTATATCTCCTCTTGTATAAAGCCTGTCATTCTCAATCAATTTCACACAAAAGCCCCTACTGGTATCAATAAGCGGTTTACCGTATCCGGGTCTAACTTCGTATGAATACATCACGCTTACTTTCGTCATACCCTTTTTTACAGGAGTTGATCTGATTTTTCCGTCACTATCTACTTTGCTAGTAATTAGCTTAGCATTAGTTAACTGCTTAATACGCTCTGTAAGGTCATCACCTGATACATCAATATTGAGATTAGTAAGAATATCCTTTTTGATCTCAGCTAATGATTTACCGTTAATTTCATTCTCTAGTAACCAGTTATCTATATCCGTTTCATTAGCAAATTTTAATGATGCTTTACTGAACTCTGCATGTGAATGAAAGTGCATATCCTGACTGGATAATATTTCAAAATTCTCTCTGCCAGTACCAAGATGCTTTACCTGTTCAAAATCCTGTTCTGATAGTATTCTACCTTTTGAATAATCAGGTTGCAAACTGAATTGATTAGGGATTGCTGGAGCTGGTGTAGCAGTAGCTGATAAAAGCTTATTACCATCTGGTAAAGGCTCTAAACCGTCAATAGCTCTAAGTTCATTTATTGTAAGAACCTTCTCTCTGGTCGTAGTATCAAGCTCCTGAGCAAACAGTTTACCCTTATCTTTAAATTCTATTTCACCATGTCCAAAGATTGATAGTATCTTATTTAAACCAGCCTCAATAGTATTTCTGGTATCCCTTATATAAACCTCTTTGAAAATCTGATAACTATTCTCCATTGAATTTTTATCACCTAAAGAACCGGGAGTCTCAATACCGAAAAGTATTCTGGAGGTAGCTTGATGAACCGTTAAAATAGACTCAACATTCATAGAATGAATTTCAGTTAAAGCATTAGCAAATTCAGGCGGATTGATAGAATCTACCTGTACTCCCTTCTCATCCTTAGGGTTATTATAATTCAGAATATATTTAAGACCGTTTACACCTCTAAACTTTTCATCAAACTTCTTTTGTAATTTCTTTGCTTCCTCACTATCTGGAATACCTTTAAAGAAGCTAATGATATGAGAACCTGAGAAACCATCTTCTAAATTATTCTTACTAAAATCACTTATAAGATTCTCAGTAACCATATTAGTAATTGCAGGACTATAAGAGGCAACCGGATAAACATTATTAACACTAGGTGTGTACTTTGAATACATATAAATTTTTGATTTACTGTCTTCATTGTTCTTTGTCCACCTATCATAGCTTAGAATGTTCTTCTTTTGGCTCCAGTCATCACATACCCAAAACTTAGTTTTAGATTTATTCGTTCTCACATGGTGTGCCGGGATATGGTTTAAACTTACTGGCTCATTGAATAGATTGTATTGTACCTCTATAACATAGAAATTGAATAGAAGAAAATCCGTTACAAGCTTCCTTACTACTTCCTCCAGACTATCTACAGGGTTAATATCAAAAGTAGCTTTATCACCACCTTTAAAAAACACTCCATCTCCCATAAGATAATTTGTCTTAGTAGAGATAAGATTAGAATGCAATGGTGTTTCATTGAACAACTTCAAAAGGAAAGACGGATATGTATTTGTCTCGCCCCAACGAATGTATGTAGTGTCTGAGGTACCTTGTCTAACTTCAATCGGTAAAGGCGTTATTGATCTACTAAAATTAATTACTTCTGTTTTAAAACTCGCTTTATTTTCTTCCATTTATTTATTAAGATTATAGATTATGAATTGATCATTATTAACTGCAGGTACATCTTTAATTAAAAGCTTACCTGTCTCGATAAAATCACTTTCATTTTCAATTTGAGTAGCAGTTAATGACTGCTGATAAATGGTATAAGTATAATAGCCAGAAGTAAGGGTATCAAAGTTTGAAGTATTGATATAAAATAAATCGTATCTCTCTTTATTCTGAGAAACATTATCTATTAAATAAAACTCATTTATCTCGTTTGTAGCATCGTTATTTAACACCATTAGATACTTTACAACACCTTGAATAGTTGTAAGCTCTGAGAGCGTTAAAATGATACTCTGAACTGATTTACTTTTGTCTACTATAATCATTTACCGTTTATATAGATATAAATATTATCCAGATTAAAACATTAAGAATTAGACATAAAAAAAGCTCCTACCTAGAATTAGATAAGAGCTTAATAAAAGAAAGATAAAAAGTGAATTATTAGATTATGCTAACAAAGCAGCTACTATAGTAGGATCTACTACCTGAATCAATTCAGTATCTGATCCGTTAAGGGTTACAGTTCTACCATTAGCTCCAGAATTAACTTCACCAGTGATACCAGATAATTGTAATTGACCGTTAAGACCTAAAGCCAAATGTTGACCGTTACGCATTTTCACAATTACCGATACTGGATTGCCAATTAAGGCCTCAATTCCTTGCTTATTCGATACTGAACCAACGTTAGATAATGAGAAAGTTAATTCCTTTACAATATCAAATGAACCGTTATCATTCATTGTAAAATTCTCTGTTAAACCATTAGAATTTTTTACCGAACCTACTTTAACAAACTTGTTAGCACCAGCATTGATAGCGGAAATAAGCCCTGTTTCTGAGGTTGAAAATACTTCTGTAGATCCTGTAATATTACTTAGAGAATCGTAAGAAATTAGATATACGTCATCTCGCAATCCAGCAGCATTTTCTTTGCCACAAGATTTAGAGATTTCAATTAATGGATTACATGCCATTTTATATATTTTTAATTATTGTATTATGAGTTTTTAATAATGAGCTACCGAATTACAGTAGCCCATTTAGCATTAATTAATTTTTAGATTGTTGTGTATGCAATCTCTTCTACGTACACTGGAGTGACACCTAAAGAGAACAAAGATTTTAGTTTAAGAACGTCCTGATCTCTGCTATACCACACGTCCATCTCTACTGCAGACATCTCTCCGCCAGCTTGTAAGCTTCTCAATCTTGTTGCTACAACATGACCTTCAATACCATTGGTAATTTCAATTTTGACGCTAGTTCCAAAAAGGGTCTGATCTGTTACTGGCTTGAAAAGATTCAATTTAGATAGCTCCATTGAATAAGCATCCCAAGTACCCTGACCTACAAAAATTCTAAAGTCTGGCTTAGAAGAAACCTTTGCAGGAACCGCTTTAAAAATTGCCTGTAGCTTTTCTACCATAGTAGTAGCACCAGTCAAATCAGGCTCGATATAATCACCTGCTTTGATTTTCTTTAAGAAACCATCCATCTTTGAAAGATGATTAGTAGCTCCAGTAGCAGTTACATCACCTTTCCAAATAAGTTCCTCTAATTTTTCGCTCACTTGACCACTATTAGATTCTGCAATCTCAGTAGCTAATGAAAGTTCATTATACTCTAAACCCTTCTGTAATTGACCAACTCTAAAAGTTTTTACTAGATCACTTTCACAATACTCTTGATTGATTTTCATAGGTACTACAGAAAGTACAGCTTGAGAAAGTACTGCACCACCCTGAGCATTAAAACCACAACCTTCTGCAGATTGAATAATTACATCAGTATCCATTAAGTTAATATAAGTGTTACCTTTTGCTTCTGGATCGAATGAACCAGCATCTAAAAGAACTTTAATAGTTTGAGCCTCAAGTACTGATTTCAAAGCAAATGGTTTTGCTGACTCTTGTGTAAATGCGTTTAATTTTGAAATATCGTATCCCATTGTTTTATTTATTTTTAGTTTTTGATTTATTTATCATTTAATTATTTACTGTACATTTTGGCAATGGCATTGTACTTGTCCATTATGCTATCTGTCTGTTCTACTCTAGTATCTGCTGATTTTTCTGCAGGTAGTTTTGCTAAAGCTTTTACATTAGCATTGAATTGTTCTACAGACTCTTTTTTAGGTAATACTTCGATTGTGTCTAAGACTGTTTTAAGAGCCTCTTCTAAACCTGCTACTTTATTTTTTAAGGCTCTAATTTCTTCGCTATGATCTGGTGCTTCTGCTGTTTCTTCTTCCATCTCTTCTTTTACTTCCTCTACAGTTTCTTCTTTAGCCTCATCAGCTTCTTTAACTACCTCAGAGATTTTACCCTCAGAAACTTTAATTTCAGCTCCGTTAACTAGCTTATAATCTCCGTCATTAGCAGGTACTGAACCCTCAGAACTTGAAACATATACTTCTGCTCCTACTACCAATTCTGAATATTCAACTAGCTCTTCAGAATCAACTACTTTCACAGCTTCAAACTTTTCTTTAGCCTGTTCAACTTTAGTGAAGAATTCCAAAGTCTTTAAAGCTCTCTGTAATAATGAATTTTTATTTTTTTCCATTTAATTTTTGATATATAGCTATAAATATTAGCGCATTGAATTTATTATCTTTTCTAAGTCCTCCAATTCTTTTAAGTGTTTAGAGTATTCCATATCTACAGTCATATTAGTATCAATAAATTGAAATATTCCTTCCACAGAGAAACCGTTAATTTCTCCTGACTTAATTAAATTCCATGTTTTTTGAGATTGTACCTTGAGTCCTACTATCCAGCTACCATCTGGTACACTACCTAATCCCTTAGGTGCTGTTATACCTTTAGCTTCATCTGTTATATAACTTTGAAAAATTACACTGTCAGCAGGTATTACAGAATGACCAATATTTGTATTGTTGAAAAAACCTTTAGAGGCGAACACTAATGCTATCTCTCTGATTGTATCTTTAGAAAATACAGCCATATATTCAAAGGGCTTATTACGATAAATTTGCTGATCAGGAACCATAGCAACACCTAGTAATTCCCTCTTTTCATCTTCTGTACTAAAGTTTATTTGTTTATTGAATGCTATGAATGAAGATTCTACAGCTGGAGATTCTACCAGTGAAATAGCATTTACCAAAGAGTCATCTTCAGGATTAATTCTAAGCTCTATAAGAGGTAATTGTTTATTCATCGTTTCCCTATATATATTAGAGAATCAATAAATAAAAAAAGCCCTATGAGAGGGCTTGATAATTAGTAAGAACTAAGGTTATTTTCTATGTTCTGTCTTTCTTGATTTCGGTTTAAACTTTTTTGTGTTATATATGCCTCTAAAGGTTGATTATTCTTTTTTGTTATTGCATCTACAACTTCATTATTACCTGTAGCATCTCTTTGAATGATAGTAGAGTTTATAACAGGTGCTGAAGGCATACCTCCACCTACACTTCCAGAACCACCAGAAGCACCGGGAACCTTTACGGAAAGGATCTTCTTAACATTTGCTAAACCAGAAGCTACAGCAACACCAGCAGCCAACGACCCTCTTAGAGGGCTTGAAAGTGTAGGAACAGGTAAGAACTGTGACGCATAAGCTTGCTGAGCTGCCTGATAAGTTGAAATTGAGGCACTTGCAACACTGAGGGCTTTACCAGCAGCAGTAGATTCTCCAGCAATTTCACCAGCAACACCTAAAGCCTGTCCTATCTGATTTAATAACTCTGTCTTTCCATTTTTTTCAGCTTCCGCAATCGCTAACCTAGCATCTTTGTTTTCCTGTTCTATTTGGGTTAACTTACTTTGATGATCTGCATTGAGTTGTTCTAATTCTAAATTCTGTCCTTCCAACTGTAAACGCTGTAGCTCAAAAGCCATATTTTCAGCACTTAATTTAGCATCGGTAATAGCTTGTGTCTTAGCTAAGATTGTTTCCGGACTATCACCCTCATTAATTTGGTTCTCATTCTCCGTATTGGTAAGGTTTATATTAGCTTTCTTTGAATTGATATCAGCACTTTCAAGCCCTCTCAGTTTATTTACCTGTGAATCTCTAGCTGAATTAAGAAGTGCTATTTGTTCTGGTGTAGCGTTCTTAATCTTTTCGGATATCACCTTATCAATCTCATTAATAGCGGACTCATAAGAGGATAAAGTATTATTCTGAATCCCTTTTAAATAATCATTTATCTGGTCATCATACTTTTTATTAATATTTGACTCCTCAATCTTTTGAGCTTGAATTAAATTGTTTTTAACAGTGTGATAATCTTTAATAGCTCCTTTACGTTTCTCTAATAAATCAAGTTCAATTTGATATTTATCATTTAAAGATTTCAGCTCTATATCTCTTTCAGACATAGAAGCGTTTTTAATGAGTTTTAAGGCCTCCTTATTATGATCTTGAATAAGTTTACGTTCTTGTTCTAAAGTCGCTCTCAGAGTCTCTATTTGCTTATCTGAGGCTTGTTTAGCTAAATCCTGTCTTCGTTTTGTTTCTGAGTTAATCAAAACTGTTAAGTCACTTTGAGCCTTAGCTAAGTTTGAAGCATAATCTTTAGATTCTTTGTCCAGTACCTGAATACGTCTTTTAGCATTAGCCACCTCTAAGTTATAGGTGTTTTCTCCTAAGGCTTTTCTTTGAGATATGATCATTTCATTAGCTTCAATGTCGGCCTGAAGTCTCACTCTCTTAGCTTCCTCAGCATCAGATTTAAGCTTATCATTAACACCTTTATTAAATGACTCTGAGAACTTACCAGCTTGTTTTAGATTCTCGCTCATTGCCTTAAAGTTCCCAGCCAAAAGATTAGTAACTGCTTTACCTAGATTTGAGAATGTATTAGAAGCTACTTCACCTAAACCATAAACACTATTGGTAATTTTGGAAATTAAATTGTCTACGCCTCCCAAATTTGGCAGTAGCCTATCTATTTTTTGCTTGATTATATCATAATTCTCCCATAGTGCCACCAGTCCAGCCACCAGCAGCCCGATTCCAATTGCCTTTAATGCCAGTCCAAAAGCTTTAGTACTTAGCGTTGCGGTTTTTGTAGCAGTATCTACACCACCAATAGCAGTAGCTGTACCTGTTTGTGCTGCACCGTTAGCTATTTGGGCTGTAGTGTTCTCAGTAGTTTCTAAAGTGGCTAAGCCTAATAGTTTTGTGATATCCTTCCAAGAATCCTGAAGATCAAGTAAACCGTTTAAACCTTCACTAAATGCCATGACACCCTGAAGTTTAGCTATTATTACCTGTGCATTTTCGCTCTCAGCTCCGAATACAGCCATTGAACCAGTAACTAACTGCATAGCTCCTACACCAGCACGTGCCATACCCGCAAAAGCAGCCGTTTTGTTATCAATATCTGCGGCCTTTATCGAATTTTGTAACTCGTCAGAGGCGTTTTTCAACTCGGTAACACGCTTTAAAGCATTAACATACTCCTGTGTGTTCTGCTTATTTTCCAGCAAGAGCTTTTCAGCTTCTAATCTCGCTTCTCTAAGTTCTGAACGAAGCCCCTTAACTGGTGTGCTGATATCCCCCTTACCAGTCTTCTGAATGTTATCATTTAAGGCTTTTACCTCCGTTATTGCACTCTGTACCTGATCAGCACCGTCTACTGCAATTGATATACCTACTACCTTTGTTACATTATCACTCATTATATAGATTTAACTATATATATTATTCAATGAGCCTTATAATGAAAAAACCCCACCTGAAAAGATGAGGGCTTAAAAAATTAAATGATTAACTTTTGAAGTGTTAAAGTTGAAGGTTCATACATATTAGAATATTCAACCTTGATAATTTTAAAGTAGCTATTACCCTGCTCTGATTGAATGAAGATAGGTTTTCTGAGGTCTAAGGTATTTATGTCATGTGGCGTAAGATAAGCTTCAATCGAATATATGAAGTTGTTAATATCAAATAATTCATCTAGCTGTTTCTCATAATACATTTCATAAGCTCCTTTAATCCTATCAATCATTTGATTATTTGTAGGAAAAAAGAACTGCTTAGGTAAACCAAAATTCAAATCTGCTATAGTGGTATCATTTGAGAATAATAAATGACCGCACATAGGGTAACTTGTATGTATCTTATCACCTGCAATTTCGGGTACCTGTGTTTGAAACGGTTCAAATTGTCCATTAAGATTATAGGTACCCATACGCCAAGGGTAACAAGGCTGCAAACCTGAATAGTAAAGCAATCTAATATTAGTCTTCATCTGGCTCTTAGTACCGTCTGTATTCAATTTATATAGCTCCGGTGCATATCTACCAGTCTCTGAGAATTGAATTAACGGAGTAGGGCTAAATATGATCTCAGTCTTTTTAGATTCTAAGTTTCCAGTATTGTTTTTAGTGCTGATACTACCGTATGTCTCTTTCCAATTTTCAGCATACAAAGTATTGTAATAGTCCTGATCAGATTTATAGCTGAATGTATATTGTTTAGCAGTCTCAGTAATTGAACTAATAATTGTTTCCTGTGAATAATCTACCCTCTTAGACCAGTCACAAGCGTTAGAGGCTACATTAGCAGGAAGACACTTACTATAGAAACTATCGTGACTCTCAAATACAATATGTTTAGGATTGTCAAGGCTTGAATACGTGTATAAATTGAAAAGCATTGTTAAAGACTTTATAAAATCCTTAATTGGTGCTGTAGCTGGCATAGGCTTAATTGTATCTCTAAGGCCTATAGAATAGCTCACTGGTGAGTCTGGTGTACTAGGAGTCACAAGCTTTGCAGATCCATATCTAAAACGTGTATAGTTTGCCAACGGTGAAAAATCCCTATAGAACATTATACCCCACTGTTTATTGGATTTAAACGTTTGCTTCGGAACTACAAAAGTTACCTCTTTTTGAATTGAAGCATTTTCACCAGTTAGAGTACCTAAGAAATATTCCTCCACTGTACCAAATGACTCGAGATTATCATTAGAAACATCTTGTATATCTCTTTCTACCAGCCTTAGATAACAGTTAGTACCATAACCGTGATTTGTAGTTATATCAACATACAGCGTAATTTTCATATCACTTGTTAAATCCCTAAGCCATTCATATAAGTTAAATGTATCTCCTCTAAAGGGTCTATTGCTGGTATTCGGGCGAATAATTGCCTGAGGGTCATAGAAGTTTCTAGGGAACGATAACATATACATACGATCAGTAGTTTCTTTAGGCTGTATAGAACTTTCGAGACTTATAATAGTTCCTACCTCTGTTTTGGTGAAACTCTCCTGATCATTAGGTATGATTAGTTTATCCCAATGAGGAAGATTTTTAACCTCATAAGTATAACCTGATAGCTCCGGTAACTTGAAAATCTTATCCATGTAGGTTTTAAGAAATAAAGCAGGCCTGAAATTCGTCACTTTAATATCATTGATTAAAGCTGTTGCTGGCTCATCTCCGTAATTGATCATCGGATAGGTATAACCAGTAGTATTAGACCAGCTATTTATAATATTCTGTTCTGTGTATTCGTGTTCATACTCTGAAAAATCAAGGTCTGTTAAATTCAAATCTCCAAACAGAGAATAGAAGTTTATGATATCACCAGTTATCAAGGCCTCATACGTTATATCACCGGATAAGGATTTCTTTACATTGGTTACTTTGAAATATCCCTTCATTATCAGGATTGAATTTTCAAGTACAATACATTCAACTTTTTTATTAATTGAGAATGATGAATACAAGCTCTGTGTACTTAGGCTATCAACGTTCTTTGAGATGTTATAAGCATTACCTAAAATTCTATTATTGTTCTTTGTTCCTTTTAATTGAATATTCTTTGATAGATTGTCTTTACGTTTTGTGATATCCTGAATTTCGGTAATACTGAAGTCTGAAATTAAATCCAGCCCCTCACAATCCAGTTCCCCATACTGGTTATTTGTATCTAATAAAAAAATCTTTATATCTTGCTTCATAATATATAAATATTATACTTGCATCAAATTATACAGGATATGGAAACAGTTAAAATAATCATTGAAACATTAGAGAAAGAGATATTAAGGCTTAACAGTACTATAGCTAATAGAAAAGCTGAAATTGAAAAGGCTTATAAAGAGATAGTAGATAAAGCAGAAGCGGAAAAGGCTGAGGCTATGAAGGAATTTCAATCTACAGAAAATGAGATTAACAGATTAAAGGCTACCCTATCAGCAGCTAAGGGAGAAAAGCCTAAAGAATCAACCACAGCAAAAGCTAAGAAAGGTAAAGAAGAAGATAAGGATAGAGTCAAGAAACCATTAGATATACCAAAAGAGTATAGTAAAGATTTATCCTACAAACCTAAAATAGCTTATGTACTCGCTAATGCTGATAAACCATTAAGCCGGGATGGAATTGCTAATGCTATAGCCAAACTTGAAAACGCTAAAGATAGTAGATTGATAGGCGTAAACGTTAATATGAATATATCAAGTCTTGTTAAAGATTACAAAGGTATTGAAACTGAAAAGGAAGGTAGAAGGATACTCTACAGATTAAAAGATAACTAACATGACTTATTATCTCGGCCAAACGTGGATGAAAAGCGAAGATGAATTCTTTATGATCATAGGATTAGAAAACGATATCGTTAAGATCAGCGGTTTTGCTAACGTTAGGGATCTTCCTCAAAACCCACCCTTGAGAATTAAGATAGGAGATTTTCAAACCTTTCTCGATACTGAGGCCTCAGAGTATAAACAAGTAAGATAAATTATAACCTAGACCTTATCAAATATGTATGTAAGAATTATACTACCTATAGAAGATATTACTATAGATACTGGAGTCCAAATTGAAGGATTTACAGTATTTCCGGGTAAAGGTTTTCATGAACTTGCTAACTTCAAAACTCAAAAATTATTTAGGTTCTTTGGTGATTACCTGCATTTCACTTTGGAACCCAAATACATATTATATTATGAAGGAGAAATATCTGAACATCCTAGATTTGGCAACTCCGAGGATCTCAATAAAGTTCTAGAATCTTTAACCGATTACTTTATTTCCTTCTTCAATTTACTTTGGTTACAGAAAGACAATAGCGTTCATTCTTCGCGAATGTACATTGAGTACATTGATTACTTAGAAGATTCTATTTTCTACTTGAGAGACATGCTATATACTATAAGTGATAAAAGCTGTATGTGTAAAACCGTTAAATTTACCAAAGAGGAAATTAATGAGGCTATAGCCACATATGATAAATTTTTCCCTCTTCTTAATCCAGATATTAACGACAAATTTGCAGCACCAACGTTTGACAATGGTGTTCAGCCTCAAGCAAGTGCATTAATGATCTATACCTTCAGCAGAATAGTAAGAGCTTATGACTTTCTTGATTTTGCAAGAAACCAGTTTGACTCTATTGTAAAGATCACATTTTATGTAGCCTGCTATGAATGTCTATTTACATCTGGTAACAGTGAGATGACACATCAAGTATCTGAAAGAGCCTCTTTGTATATTGGAGGTACCAGAGAAGAAAAACAGGATAACTATGACCTGTTGAAACAAGCCTATAGCATTAGATCCCGTTATATACATGGAGATACCATTAAAAAAAGTCGGGAGGATCTTCTAAAGATTTTAGACCCCTTAGATGAATTGACCCGTAAGGTATTTAATAAGGTGCTGAATGAGCCGGATATCTTTCTACTGAAGCCAAACGCTAAAGGTATCACCCCAGAATATGACCAATACTTTAAAGACTTGATCTTCAGCTAAGGCACTTATCTTATTTAGAAACACTAAAATTTAAACACACCTAAACCTTATCATAAATGGAAATTACCACTGGTGCCACACGAACGATTTTAAGCAAACTATATGAGGACGTTGATAATGAAAACGTTAGAAAGGTAGGTTATGCTTTAGGTGAAGTCTTTGAACACGTTCCTTTATCAGAGTTTCTTAACAAGCTTGACAACGAAAATATTATTCACAAGCTAAAAAAGTTATTTGATATCTACCTGTCTGCTCTAGATGAGATTTCCGATGAAGAAATATGTTTTGTTGAAACCGAAATAGGGATACCGATATTAGAGAGGTTTATGTATATGGATTTCTACTTTTGTTCACTTTATATGAACATCCTAGTAAAATCATCATTCAGGGAAACACGTGGGGAAATTTGGTCACCCTTCATATATACCATCGAAAAATTATCATTGAATGAAATTGACTGTATATCTCAACTTAGAGGAAAAGAATCAATTCCCTATATTAAATTATATCTTTCCTATCCTAATACAAAGCCGTATACTATTGACTACTATTCATGGTTAGAAGCAGATGAAAATGAACCAATGACACCAGACCCCAGTCTACATATAGTATTTCTACAGGCAGCCGGGATAATCAGCGATAAAAAAAATACAAACTTAGAAGCGTATAGAAAGGATTTCAACAACTTAAAATCAGAATATTTAATTGACCATAGAAAGAAAGATATTGAGTCTGAAGGTGGTATATTCCAGATTGAAGAATCCTATTATGATATTACTGATTATGGGAAAATGTTCATAAACGCTTGTACCTTTGAAGGTTCAAATGATAAAGTACGTGTTCCTATAGACTATCAATCTTTGATAGGTGTTAACCAAACATGGAAAAGAGGTAGTGAGTATTTTACGATTAAAGGTTTTGAAGGTCGCTCATTTATAATATCCACTAACGTTTGGTATCTTAACCCAAGCTCAATGGCTGAAGTACAAATAGATATGTTAAGCCTAATAACATACCTAATGCACGAACCAGAAGAATTTGAACTAATAGACTAATAATCAATTACTAAATAACAATAAATGAAAAAGTACATTTTTTTAACAGAAGAAGAATACGCAAGGTTTGAATATAGCCTTCAGGAACATGATAATTATAAAAACTCTAAAGATAGCGTAGAAGTATCTCTGAATGCAAAGCTAGAAATGCAACGTCTAATAAAACAGAATTTCAGCAAAACGGCTGAGGAAATACAAAGTATTCTTGAATCTGAGAAATAAGGTGTTTATACTACCTGTGATAATAAAGAAAGGCACCCTCTCCAGGTGCCTTTCTTATTTTATGGTTTTAATGTTAATCAAGTGAGTTTAAGCCCTCATTACTGATAAGCCCTCCCGATGTTTCAGACTTATATTTGGTAGCCTCATTATTTTTCAGCTTTGGGTTAATAAGCTCTAGCTTACCACTTCTTGTGGCCTCGTAATTATACTTCACACTGTTGATGCTTATAGGATTAAGTGCAATCAAAATATTATTTGTATCAGATGCTGAGAACCCAATATTATCATTTTCTGAAAGACAATTTACAAAATAAGCTGTAGTACCCTTTCTTCCGTCTGTTGCGGGATTTGTTACCGCAAAGCCTGCACCATCATTGTATTGAACACCATTAAAACGACCTTGCCCGTTATACCTTGAATGCAAATTATACCCTCTAAGCTGACACCCGTTTGCAGGTACAATACCTCTATCTGTGTTAAATTCAAACAGTCCTCCTATAACAGTAACATTGTGTCGCTCGTGATGTGACATACCATCATCAAAAGCGTCATGCATCCAAGGATCTATATAAGTGCAATTTGTTTTTCCTTCTCTCATATCCTGACTAGCATGGTCACTATAAGAATTTCTATGACCGTTTGTACAATCGCCTCCAGTATAACCTCCTTCATCTCGAACTGCATAAACATCTGAAGTATCATCTCTCCAAATTCCAGTAGAGGCAACTGCAAAACCTGAACAATCATATCTAGTAACTAAATCGAAACCCGAAGAAATAAAGCCTGTTGTACCGTACAAAAATTGAATACTGTGCATAATTAAATTTGGCCTTATCCTAGTGTCAGTCAGTGACGGGTACAAGTTCCAACCTCTTTGAATTACTTCATAGCCAAACCCATTAATATTAGGATTACTTGAATTTGAAGCATGTAGATAAAGTTTAGTACCGTCATAGTGATACTTTGCTGAAATTTGATCAAGACTAGCTAATGTTGACTCTAAATCCGAATTCGGCTGAATAGGCACTATAGGTGTAAACGGCAATCGGTGAGATAACCCCTTTTGTAGTGGGTGCCTATCTTCATCAGCAATAATAGCACTAGGATTTTTGTCTTCAAATATCGGATGATCGACTCTATCAAAATCCCAAGCAGGGATAACTTTAGAAAAAGGAATTTCCCATAAGTTACTATATCCGGGAGTCTTTACCCATTCTGTTAATTGATCAGACCCTAATACCCTTACTACATCCTTAGCGTTTTTTACCATTTCAATCGTACCAGTATGTATATCTGAAAACCTTAATCTTTCTCGATAATCACCACCAGCAATAACAATTTTAGTGTAATTACCGTCATGCATTGTTATACATCTATTGATAGTTTTAAATGGTTTTTCGATACTTCCATTCCCTAAAGAATCATTGCCATTAGGAGAACAAAATATAGTTGTTGTAATTTTCTCTGTAGGCTGTAAAGCTTTTTCAATTTCGCTAACAACCTGCTTTACAGTTCTGTCATCTGTAATACTATAAGATAGCTTTGCCTGTATTAACCAATTACTAGATACCGCTATAAGATTGTTCCCACTTGCTACACCCTGAATAGCAAAACTTGTTGCTACAGGTGTTTTATCTACTCCAGCAAGAAAGTTCCCACCCACATAATGAATACCGTAATAGGCTCCATTTGGAATAGTAAAAGCCCCGACATTTTCAGCTAAAATAGTATTTAACCCTACACTTAAAGTTATAGCAATCTCCCTAATAGCATTGAATGTACCGTCCTCATTACGAGATAAAATTATTAATCTAGCTTGTGACTGTCCAGCCGTTTTAACATAAAATTCAAGCTTCTTAAATCGAATAGTTCCAATTCCTTGTATTTGTTTTCCTATAATTCTGGTAGTACCCCCGCTTACATCTCCAGTAGCTGTTTCAACAATATTAACACCGGCAAAGCCTTCAGAAGCATTTGAAAAAGTCGTTTTACTATCTATCTCCGTCTTTACTGTCTCAACCTGCTGATCTGTATAGATTTTGGATTGATTGAATATAGTCGTGTTCACCTCAAATACAAAGTCAGCTGATCCCCTTTCCGCTACTAAAATACTTCCGTTTAGGTTATTAGAATGTGATACCCAAGATGAGGAAACACCATTTTTATTTGTTCTTATCCTTAAGCCAGTAGCCGTTTTTTCGATATCAATAGATATAACATCATTAGCGGAATAGGTAGGTAAATTAGACGCTAATATCAATGTTGTAAACTTTTCTACATATACAAGTGCACCTGTTGAACGGTACGTATAAGCCTTAGGACTAGTCAGAGAACCAACACCTAAGCCAATACAAGGACTGCTAGTATTTAACTTGTTTAATTTAGCAGTAACAGAAGCACCCATTAACGACTCATTATAAACAAGCTCTGTATCAAAGTAAGAAACTTTAGAATCTTGACTATTCCCAACACTATCAACTATTTTAAGACCTTCAGATGTAGACACCTGACTGACGTTTGATACTCCAGACGGCAAATTATCAGATGAAGAATATGTTAAGGAGGTTAAAAAACCTGAAGGGAATATGTACCTCAATTTATCAGCACCGATTGCAGTAGTTAATACATTACCTAAATATTTTTCATCTGTTGGCCTAACCCTTTGAATCCACTTTGAAGAAGATCCCGGTATATCAGTAGCTAAAGCATTAGCATTAGACTCATAAACGCTACCCTGATAGAACACAATTGAGCCAGAAACATAATCATTTGCTGACCATTCCTTTAATTTGGATTGTTCAATAGCTGTAGCATTTGCCTCTACTGCTTCCTTAGTAATTTCAGCCAGTTCAATAATACTATTACCTACTACTGCTGGAGCTATAGTATTTGGTGCTGTCTTATTATTTATCTCATTGGTAACTTTTGTAATTATAGAATTAATATCCATACGTTATATTTTATATGGATAAATATTAGAGGCTTTAAAACTTAATATCTTCTGTAGTCTCTACAGTTAATTCTAATCTGTTGTTATTTCTACTATATCTCTTACTTTGTATTGTGTAACTTTCATTCTTAATAGTAACAGGCAATAGGAAGCCATTAGAGAGCCTCAGATAAACTATCTCTGATTGAATGATATCTTTTAGCCATAAAGCCTGAGAGTCGCTTAGAACGTCTGTAATTGCTTTAATTGAATAAGTGGTATTACTATTAATTATTGAAGATGTTGAATTATATACACCGTTAACACTGTCAGAATATATACCTGCTTCATCCTGCTTAAACTGATTATTATTTATTGTGGTTCTGGATACCTGTAGTGAGGTTCTAGGATTGAATAATCTTATAGTATCCATTCCTGAATACTGATTGCTAAATACAAGCTCAAACGATTTCACATTACAATTCAAAGCATCCTTTAAAACATAGGTTCTCAATTCGCTTAAAGGCTGGTTACTGACATTCACCATTTGCACCGTATAATAGTTTGTATCATTGATATCTGCATAGCTTCCAAATACCGCACTGAATACATCTGTAAATTCGTTACCATATAAATTTGAAAGGCTTTCACCTAGATAACTAGCTAGTACACTAGGAGATACATTTAACCTACCTGCATTCATATCTACAGTAGTACCCGTAATTGTATGATTACCTAAGAGTACATGACCTTTAGTATAGAATTTCACATTCAGATTAGCTGTCTTATCATTCAAGAAATACAAATACTCTGTTGAGTCCTGATAGACATTTAAAACCTTAGGACTATTCGTTAAGAACTGTGTATTAGCGTTGGTTAAAACGTATTTGCTTTGATTGTATCCGGTCATCTCCATACGGCTAAGAGAGGCTTTAAAAGCGTAATACTGAATCGTATTGTAATTTGCACCTACTACTACAACACCAGAAGCATTAACATAATACTCTTTAATGTTCAATCTGTAAGCCACTATGTTCTTTGTTGTAGGTTCAAATATGTTTGAGGTATTGATAACTTCTGATTCCAAATAATTCTGTAGTATGGTACTCAAATCAAAGTATGTTCCATTAGGGTAACTAGGTAGCACATTAAACTTTAACGTAGCCAGTACTGTATCAAATCCGGTTAAGACTGTTACAAGAAAATATGTTATACCAGCTTGATTAGAGCTTACTTGAAAGAGACTGTTTGATACAGGAGAATATATAGAGGGCTGTTTTGTAATTGTTATTGCCATTGCTTTTATTGATAAATATTATTTCTTTTTGAGTTTAACCCTACTTCCATCATTGGTTATAATTATCTCTGATAGTATAGTATCCGCTGTTATGGTACCAAGGATGCTCATTAAATCAGTCTCAAGTTGTGGTATTTCCTTTGAATAGACGTTTCTAGGTTTAAAGCCATTTTTATAAATATGGGTAGAGATTGCCCATGCAACACGTTCTATTTTTTTCTCTTCTGATAGTTCCTCAAAGGGACTAGGATCACCACGATAAAATTCTTCATTCCTTAGCTGTATGTTCTTGTCCTTAATCATCTGAATGAACGGTGCCACAGGAGGACGGAGGTCACGATACGTAAATTCAGTATTATACTTTTTAACCTCAGAACCATTAACACCTTTATCCTGAAATAGTAAATGGTTGTTAATTACTATGTCTACTTTGTTTGGATAAGTCTCCAGTGTGATATCGTCTATAGCTCCGGTAATTGGTGTTATCTCTTCCTGTATATTAAGCTTAACCCTCTCGATAAAATCTAAGCTGGCTATCTGTATTGCATCAGTAACATTAGTATCATAGTCAGATCGTGAAGACCCGATATCATCAAGGCTGTCTATTAAAAGCTGTTGCTTTGCTTTACCTGAGGCCTGTTTTCTATTGTTCTGTTTTGCCATTATTCTTATACTTCCTTTCTATCTGACTAGCTTTTGCCTGTAGGTATGAAGCACATACCAGCACTTCAATTACATTCTTTTCTATCAGGTCAAAATAGCTTATACCAAACTCTTTAGATACTTGTACAGCCATATCTAAATAACCATACCTTTGATTAAATTCTTTATCAGCCTGATTTCTTAATCCCTCAAGAACACTTTCCGGATCTTCTGTACTACCTTCTGCTTCATCACTTGAAATACCAAAGAGCGCATTTTGCGTTTGATAGATTTGATTGATTGTCTCTGAACAAAAAAAAACACTGAGAACATATCTGTAGCACTGAGATTATCCCTCTCTTGATCACTAAGCCCTTCTATCATTATTTCTAATATAGAATCCATATTATTCCATTGATCAGGAACCAGCAGTAATAAGCTTTGAAATTCTTTATACGTAAGCTTCTCCATGCTCTTAACTTTCAGGTGTGTTACCTTCTCAGGCTTTATTTCCTCATCCAGAAATTTAAGCTTATTAAATAGTGGCTGTATGTCTTTAAATGGATATTGTTCTAACTGTGATATTGGAATGTCAATCAGTAGGCTTAAAGTTGAAATAGCTTGTATGTATTGAAACTCTTCATCTGTTAAATCGCTTTCCTCTGGCTTATCAATTAGTACGTTTTGTAATACGCTTATATACCTCTTATATGGCACCTCCTTATATGAGCCGGGAGTAATAGCTAATAATTCTTTTGCTGTCATTTTATCTCTTTTCTTTTACCCTGATAAATATTATCCGAAACCAAATGATTTCATGATGTTACTATTCACTGCAGAATAACTCAATGCTCTGTTTGCTAATGCCAGTGCCGTTACAGCGTCATCATTACCACCTGATTTATTCCCAAATGTTATATGTCCTGTTCTGGTGTATTGCCACTCATATATACCAAATTCGTCTGCAGTTAATTGATTGAATTTCAACCTACCTTGCTCTACTGCTAAGATCATTTGCTGTATTAGTTCTGGCTTAGATTGTGCTGTAAACACAAAAGGTATTAGGTTCTGGCAACCTCTTTGTATTAACTGCTCATATATCACATCACCAGCTCCAGTAGCATCGATTACCTTAATAACATTCCTAGGTAATTTCAATATTGTATTAATTGTATCCTCATGACTTTTTTGGAACCTATCAAAACCACACATTGTACCATACTGATCTAAAGAACTTATGACCGTATAATCTGAATACTTCGCTAAATCGATTCCTATAGCCTGTACTGGATTAGTGCTTAGTGTCTGGATAGTTTGAGCCTCTATTATATCTGAGGTTATTACAGCGTTGCTATTAGCGTTTGGTACTGCTCTATACTCTTGATCGAATACAGCCTTAGGTAGTGAGGCCTTAGCTGATTCTATTTCATCTGGATGGATAAACGGATTAGAAGACGTTTCATAATGGAAACTTTCAAAACCATCTTCTTTATTAACGCCTTTTAAATACAGTGAATAAAAATATCCTTTACCTCGAGGTGTAGATATAAACAGTGCTTCACCTCTATAATCCGTTAGTGTAGGTCTGATTGCATTTAACCAAGCATTCTCTAAATCCGGGATATAAGCAGCTTCATCTATAATTACCTTATGAAACTTCCTTCCTCTAAAGCTATCCAGATTTTCACCTGTCATAAAGGATATAGAACCACCACCTTTAAGGGTAATTTTTAGATCACTCTTATTAGCTGATTGTATTGTAATTGCTGGTATATACTTTAATATGTCATCAAAGAATATCTTAGAGAGTTTATAGGTAGGGGTAACGTATGCTACATCTTGTTTTTTAAAGATTGATAGAATACTAATGATCTGACATATAAGAGACTTCCCCCATCTTCGACCGCACATTAATACCTTCCAACGTGCTTTAGACTTCAGTACCTCTAATTGCCCTCTATGTGGCTTAGGAAGCGTTATATTAATTACATCACTCCCTATCATTATATATCTATGTCTTCGCTCTCTGTATCATTATCGTTTAAACCTAAACTGTCTTCAAAATTTATACTTACCTGAATATTGCCACTGTGATTAATTGTATCATCACTCTTTTGAAGATTAGGCATAATCTTACTAGACAACTTATCCCATATCTGCCAACGTGTTCCCACAGACATTGTTAATAAATCGTCCTCTAATGTTAATAGTTGTTTATCTAATACTTTCTGTAGAAAATCCCTCATTTCTTGAGTAGTCCTATTCTTAGTACCCTTTGTTCTTCCTCCCGTTTTTGGTTTACCTTTTACAAACTTTGCCATACTCTATTTTCTCTCTATTCTTATGGCAATAAATATTAGGCAAAAAGAAAACATTAAATATATAGCACTGATTACTAGCCAATTAGCAGATTTTCAAGCGAAACGGTTTTCTAGTCCATATTTTTACAGAAAATTAATCGACTGATATGAAAGACTTTACTGATTTGCTTACCTCAGCATCTGATTTTATTCAAGAACATTCAATAGGTACTATCCTATCTTTTCCCTTAGTAACTGGCTTTTCTTTATTCGCTATAAAAGAGTTTTATAAAAAATATACAGAGACAAATAAGCACCCTGAACTAATAGTTAAATTCAGTTTAGTAAAGGCTAGCACCTTCTATGTTGACGGATTAGGATTATCAAAAGATGTTTCATACCGATTACAATTGATAAACAATAGTGACACTGAAGCCCATTTTATAAAGGTGACATTCTCAGACCCCAATATATTTAAAAATAATATGTTAGATATAAGTGATAAAACTCTAAGTAAGACTTATAAAATTGATTCAAAAACTTTCACGTTAGCAAACGCATTTCATACTCTTGAAAATATCTACACCAAAGACAATGAGCCAAAAGAAATTAAAGATTTAGAAATATTGATTGAATATCAAAACAATAAGAAGCGAAAATTCTATACTAAATACGTACACTCCACAGGCAACTATTATAATCTAAAGAAGAAACCTGACTAATAAAAAAAGGGATACTGTTAATATCCCTCTGTTAATTGTTAGTAAATGTTTATTTCTTCTTTGGTGCCTTTATCGGTGCTTTATGTTTCTCCTTCTCTCTGAAATACCAGCTACAATACACTGAGAATACATCTCTGATACATGCGGAACAACTTGTATTAAATACCCTGCCTAAATTCCCTAAAGCCCTTTGTTGCATATCTGGATAAGTCTTTCTAATGATACCTAAATCTTCTGGTGTTAGGTATCCGCTCTTAGATGTTGAAAACTGTTGCATCTTCTTTTCAAGTGGCTGTAGAGCCTTTAAAAGTTCTTTATCTGTCATCTTTATTATTTTCCTCCTTAATTATTCTTATTATATTCTTTCTCTACTTTATCTTTTAGTGCCTTGATAGTTTTAGATACTTCCTTTTTAAAGTTTAATCCTAAGTCCTGATACATTGAATACATATCATTAGTTATTGTTAATAGTTCTGTATCTAGCTGTTCATGTTGCCCTAAGGCTTGTTCCAATGTTTTAGTTTGTTGAACTACCTTTAGATTCTCTTTTGTTTCTTTTATCATATTAATCTTCATTTGTTCCGGTGCTAGTTCTATTTCTTTTCTCTTATCCATTTTATTCTTTATCTCTCTTATTCTATTGTATAGTTCTTCTCTTTGATCATTTGTTGCTTTACTTCTCTTTCCTTGTGGCTGTCTACCTATGATTTGATCGAATTGCTTTTTATCCTGCTCAGTAAGCTCTTTAATTATATCTTCTGGACTATGACCATGTTTTCTTTCAAAAGGCTCTGTATCATCTATATTTAGCGTATCCCTTGTTATATATCCTTTGCTATACTCTTCATAGCTCTCAACATAATCTATTTGTATTGAATCTCTATAGTTTGAATTGTTCATAATGTTATGTATGACTCCTGAACTTGCTGGATTATTCTTTACTGAGAAACAATGACAAATAGCAATCCTGCATACCAGTGCATTTAATTTACTTCCATTAGGGCTTTCAATCATTATAGCTCTAAACTTTGTTGCTGGTATCTTCCAGACCTGATAAAAGATTTCATCATAGCAATCATCTATTAAACTAGCTTCATTAATCTTAATCCCGTTTCGCTGGCAATGGATTGATATATATGATTTAATAGGGTTAACTTTTGATTTGCTTGTCCTATTAAAGTATTTTCCTTTGTATCTTCCTGTCTTATAAAGTTCTGTTATTACTTCTAATTTGAATTGTTCATCTGTTTGTTCTTGTATGTTCATCTAAGGATTAAAATTTAATAGGTAGAGAGTTTATGTATCTCTCGAGTATGAGTGTTATAATAGGGCTAATTATAACTGTGAAGGGATTGATTGTAAAGCCTATTAAAACTAGGATTAGATTAATCCAGAACGTTAGACAAAACGAGCATGTAAAAGGCTTAAAATTTATTCTTAATAACCGTAGTAAGTTAATATAGATAGGTAGCTGAAAGAGAAAGTTTATTCCCAGTGCTATAACCAAACTTTGTAATAATATTTCTTGTGATTCCATATATACATAAATAGTCTCTACATTAAAAAAAGTCCAGTCTATTTAATAATAAATGAAAATAAATTTATAAGGCACAAAAAAACCCTTTAGCGGGTTATGACTAAAGGGCGATTATGAAATTAAAACAAATTAAAAAAAATATTATGATATGGCAATTATAGTTTATTGGTAGGCTTATGTAAATACTATCTTCAAATTATTTTATCTTTTAGTTTTTCAATGTCTTCTTTAAGGAAGTACTTCGCATAAATAGTATAGTATGTTTCAATCTTCACAGTCTCATACTTAATATCATTTTCCTCTACAAGCTTTTTAAAGCGTTTTACCGATACTTTAAGATATCTGATACATTCTGTTTGGCTATAGTATTTACTTCGGTCTAGTGGCATCTAATTAAGTCTATTGTTATTATTCTTACACTGTCTCATACTGTACACATCTTTTAGCATTGATTGTGCATTAACCACTAAGTTATAATATTCTTCCGGTATAGGAATTAATTTTCCCTTTTCACTTGATCTTCTAAAATACTCGGTTGCTGTGATAGTATCTGTTAGGTTATCTTTTATTTCGACTCTTATTAGTTGTAGTCCTTTCTTTACTGCTGTTAGGTACGTGCTAATGTGGAGTTGCTACATTTGAGCAGACAGTAAGTTAAGAGAATTTAATAACTTACAAATATGTCCAGAGAAAGAAAAACGTACCCAAAGGAGTTCAAGCTGATGAGCGTTGAACTCAGTAATACCAGAAAAGACTTGTCTGGATTAGCTAAGGAGCTGGACATTCCACCCTCGTTGTTGTACCGGTGGAGAAGGGAATATGCAGGCAAACAAAACAATAGCTTTCCGGGTAACGGGAAGGTTTCATTGACAGCAGCAGAACAAGAGCTGGCTGAGTTGAAGAAAGAACTGCGTGAAACGCAGATGGAGCGTGATATATTAAAAAAGGCTCTAAAGTTTTACCCTCAGAGCCTCCACAAATTAAACTAAGAAACTATTAATATACGTTCACTTCTTTAGATAGATAGCTACTCCCACAATACCCGTCACCAAGTGTATATAGATAATAATCAGATTTAATTACCTTATACATATACTCCTTTGTTACTATCATATACTGATCACCGTTTTTACTTTTTAATATTATCTCTTCACAACCTGAGGAACCTCCAGCAGACTCTTTCTTACATCCTGTGGTAATAACGGCTAAAGCTAGTATAAGTAATAGTTTCTTCATATTCTCTTGTTTGTCCCGTAAAGATAGCTTAAGATACAATAACTCTCAAGCACTTTCTTCTTAATTATCTGCAGTATTTTTGACCTATCTCATTTTCATTATATTCAATAAGTGTTACCTTGTCATAAAACTTATCATATCTAAAATAGTACTGACCGTCTAATGTCATCTTCTCAACAATCGTATTACAGGCTATTGGTTCTACAATCACTTCATCATTATCTTTTTGGCATCCTGCAGCTAGTATGCCTACTGTGATGTTTAGTATTAGTATTAATTTTTTCATATCTATAAATAGTCTGGTTTTAAATTTTGTGCAATATCGCTTAAGATTATTTTCAGTTATACAATTTACCGTACATTCCAGTTAGAAATTCATTCACATACGGATCAACATTAATGCGCTTCTTTGATACCTTTTCCTCTAAATCTAATTTTGTATTTCCAAATTGAACCACTGATCTAAAACATTTCTCTAACTTAACATCAAAGACATACAACCTACATAAGTTACCATCTAGCACAATACCAGCATAAGCAATAGCATTTCCATTTTCATGTGTGATATGCACTGTTGAACCGGGACAAAAATCATTTAATAGTTGTGGGATATAATCCGCAGCCATTTGTTTATGAATATTTCCATCTGTCAATTCAGTTTTTAATACTTTCAATTCCATTTTTCTTATTTTTTAAATTATCGTTTTTCTTATTGTGCTACAAGAATATAGTAAAAATTCTTCAGTATCAAATTAAATCGTCCAGACTTAGGGTTATATAAATCTAAAATAAATGTCGCTGTTTCTCAGTGTTTTAACATTGTCATAGAAATGTCATAAACATTTTGTGAATTTTAATATTACTTCCATCTATTAATTTTATCACAATAACGTTTGATAGCGTACCTCTTTAATCTTTTGGCACTCTCGCTATCTCCTTCTTTAATCTCATACTGCTTTAGTACTTCATTCATTTTTTCCTTATCCTGTATCTTCATTAGGTCAAATACTGACTCTTTGAATGTAGGCTTTTCAATGTGTACTACTACTGCTCCAGACTCACTGTCTAATGTACCTGATACTCTATATCCTTTATAGTCGGGATTGCTCTCATACATTACACCTTGCTTAGATATGTATCTTTCTGTCTTATTTATGTTCTCCGTTGTTATCGTTACTTTTTTCATCTTATCTTAATTCTATTGCTATTTCTTTATTCTCCAGCGTTAATTTTTGTACTGGTATCGATATGTTATTTATTACAAGCTCATTTAAGCCCTCCTGAGACGTTATAAACTGATCAAAGAGTATTTGTGTATCTGAATCATTTAAAGCGTTTAGAAGTGGCTCAAAACGAATAGAATAGTATATTACGTTGATTATCGCATTATTGATATTGAATACTGCTACTGTATCACCGTCAAACTCTGATACCTCAATAGGCTCATAAGGATTGTTAATTATTGCTATAGCCTCCTGTAGTAGCTCTTCTTGTACTTCAATTACTGACTCTCTTTTGAATGCTGGTGTAATACCGTCTGGTGTTAAAGCGTCTATTATTAGGTTCTCTGCTAAGATTAGATCATTCTCATTAGAACATACAATACTATCATGAAGCGTTAATATGTCTTTTCCAAGCCTTAAAAGCTCCTTAGCTACTGTATCAATTATAATTCTAGCTTCTGTTTTTTGTAGCCCTATTGCAAACGCTGTGTAGTCATCCTTCTTAATTCTGGTTATGATATCAAACACATTCGGGAATAAGCCTTTAAACACCTTCTTTTCTTTAGGTAGCTTATTCGTGTTCCTACTAAACCAAATCTTTGCAAACACTGTCTTCTTAAATTCCTGTCTATCTTCAATGTCGTTAAAGGTTACACCACAAGCTTCAGCCATTATTTCATAAAATTGACCTTCCTCACAAATCTTCTGAAAATCTTTTATGTCTTGAGGGTATCCAGTAAAGGCTTTACCCTTAATCATTTTATAATAATTTTTTATTTGAGGTACTGATAAAAGAATCTGGCTGTTTTTGATATCTGTAAACAATAGAGGCTTATCATTGAAGCTTATGTACTTTCTATGAATCACAGGAAGATTAGTAAGGTTGCTATATACTCTGGATTTAGGATCAGGCCTTTTAACATAGAATTCCTTTTTAGCTATTTGAATTAAGCTGATATCTTGAAAATCTATTTCGATTGAGAGTTTCTTATCTTTTGCCTCACTAACAGTTAATAGTGTTTGAAGCATGCTTGAGCCGTACTTAGTTGATAGGTATTCTTTACCTGCATCACTAAGGGTTATATTCTTATTAAAGCTCTCTAAGCTCTTTTTACAAAACTTCTGATCTGATACCCTAGTCTTAGCCATTAGTTTAGCCATAAAGGATATATTGAAATCATTGGTGAACGTTTCAACCGTTACCCTTGATATATTGAAATTATCTTCATTTATCATATAGTGATTTGAATGATCACCTACAAAGTAATTTCTGGTTTTAGTGATTATTCCCCACTGTTGAAGATTGTTAAGGATCTTTGCTACTTCTTTACGTGTCTTACCGAATAAAGAACCAAGTGAAGTAGTATTTACAGGACACCCGTTATAATCTGAAAATCTTGAATAGAAAGATTTATGAGTGATTATTTTATGTGTTGTGTATAGGTAGTGGTGTATGATATGATCTTTTCTGACACCTGTTAGTTCTTGTACTCTTTCTGATACTTCATTGTAGAGCTGGCTTGTTAGAAACCATGTTAAATGTGTTTTCACTGTTTAAATTATAATTCATTTTTTCTGTCGCAGGTAATTTATGTATCCTGATTAAATCAGAAAGGGACACCGGAATAAGCCCTGCGAGAACTTAGACCGGTGCGAATCAGGAACAAACAAGAACCTTACCCTATATATTTTTAATACTTCAATTTATCGCAATTATTAAAGTACTTTGTATTGCTTTTCTATAAATAGTAAGCTACTTTAGAAAGTGCTTAATTATTTTAAAATTTATTTCTTCCTTCTGGAATTGTTACAATGGTAATGCAAAACGTAATGTACCAGACGGATTATTTTAAAATATTTTCTTTATCATAAATATTAGACTTTAATCTTTTATTTCCGGCTCCTGATACGGGAGTATCATTTAGGGTATAGGTTTACTTTCCCTCCGGGATTTGATAGTATCATTTATTCTTTATTATTCTCTATACTGTTATATACTTCTTTATATTCTTATTATATACTATTATATATATCTATATATTATTACTTATATATTCTCTTCTACCTACAGATGTGGTAGTAGTTATGAATCTTAGTTACTTAATCAATTAAATATCAATGAGTTAAAAAGCTCTCAAATGACTCAAAAACTCGCATAGGATCGTTAAAAGGCACCTCTTAATAGTAGTAATTACTTTATCTCTTATGTGGTAGTAGTAGCTAAAATTGAAGGAATAAATAATTTAAAATCAATAGGTTAGAAGGAATAGAAATAGCTCAAAACCTGAGATAGGGTCATTAAGGGTTATAACAGTGAAGCTTTAAATCAATTTAAGCCATTTTAAAGCCCTCTAAGCTCATTTAATATTATTATGGATATCTTGATCATTTAAAGCATAATAATGCCTTAGATAAGAGCTAATCAAGCCATAGCAATAAAAACACTTACAAATGATATATGGAAAAAGATATAAGGATAAAGGAACTGGAAACAGAGATACAATATCTTAAAGCCCAAATACAATCTCTTGAAAAGGATAAGGCCTACTTACAAGATCAGATAGAGCTGAAGCTGATCAGCATTTATACCGATACCAGTTTTCTGAAAAACATATTCACCACACCAGCACCAAAGAGCAAAAGCCAAAAGGCAATAGAGAAAGAGAAAAGCCGGGAACGAAAGAAGGAAGGAATTAAAGCCTATATACTGAAACAATGGGCTAGAAAGAAAATATAATGTAACAGGATTATTACAAATAGAAAATCAGCGTAACTAATTGAATTACAGAGGCAATTTCTTGTAAATCTAAAGGAAAATTTAGGTTGATATTCAGGAGTTTTTCTTATATTCTT